ATAAACATTGGGTACCACAAGGGGAGAAAAACCATCCATCAAACTACCCTGCAACCCTGCAAATTCAAAACCTGGCAAAGCTGAAGCCATAACCATCATGTCTATGGTTGATGCAGCATTCGTGGGTGAGTTGAGAGGTGCAACCATATGCATTGTAACCACTCCAATAGACGTGTTAGTGGGGGCAAAGGGAAATTGAAAGATGAATGGTACCTCATAAGTAAACTCAGAACCGTCTTTCAAATCAAACACTTTCGTATAAGCGGTTAAATCTGTGCCTGCTGAATTGCTTGTTGGAACATTAACTGTATTGCTAACTGGAGCCGAAACTGCCGAATTTGGCAATGGTGTAAAATTCACCACAACCCTTCCCCCATGCATCTTAGTCTTAGAGAACTTGAAATGATACTTTATTGAGCCCCTCCAATATCTAAAACTATCCCCAATATAACACAAATGGGATGGTGCCAAAGCGTTTGTGGTAAGCGTCGCTTGTGCTGGGTAGGCAATATTGCCCGACCCCGCATTATCTCTAAACCATAAAGCCTTGGGATAAACATGGGATGCGTAAACAAGATCTCCTGCAGCAACGGTAGAGGCGATTTCCTTACGATACACATATGATGGTTTTGAAAATATATAATCAAATGACATTTCATCTACTGCAGTTCCAGAAACGGTACCAACTCTCAGTTCATTAGTCTGAAACGGACTTGCCTTAAATGAAGAAGATGGCATGTCAATGTGGGATTCACCACCATACGTCGTGAGCAAACGCCTCTTAACAATAGTCTGATCCAAAGGTTTCGAATAACCAAAAGACGATGCAACACCAGAAATAAGTCTCGTAAACCAGGCAGTTGGTGTCATAATAGGAGCTAACTTAGGTACCTGTGACAACGCATTGGCCACAGTAGCTGTAGCTTCTAAACCCCTGGATATCAACTTATTAGCCTTGAGTTCGCCAACACTAGAACCAGCCTGTAATATCACAATACTTGTATCAAA